GGAACCCCAATATTTTTAATAATACGAAAGAGCGAGGATTCCTCGCTCTTTTTGTTTATAAATACATATATGCCTAATCTATCTGGTGCATTATCAAACCAAGTATCCAATGTAAACCTAATGTCGAATTTGAAATTCGCATTGAGGATTCAAAGGTACCCTGATGTAAATTACTTTGTTCAAAAAGTTTCTCTTCCAAGTGTAAATTTTCCTTACACCGAAAGACCTACACCATTTACGACTCATAGAATTGAAGGTGACCATATCGTATATGAGCCTCTTTCCGTCACCTTTATTGTCGATGAGTATTTAAAGAATTGGAACAACATATATAACTGGATGACAGGTATTACGTTTCCAAGATCATTCGAGGAATTCAAAAATCTAAAAACCAGAAATGCGAAAATTCGCCCGGACTATGGTGAATTGTATTCAGACATAACACTTACAATTCTCACCAACAAATCCAATCCAATTGCTAATATTTTCTTCCGTGATTGTTATCCAAATAATATTTCTTCTATCGAGTTTGACACTACAAACGATGATGTAGTACCGGTTACCGCTACAGTTACATTCATTTATTTGTTCTATGATATTGAAATTCTGGGATAGTTGTGTTAAGATATAGTAATGACACTGGAAGAAATTCTTGAACAATCTTCAAACGAGTTAGGTATAACCTCCTTAAGCGATTTGGCAAGAGAGTCAATACGTAACCCGATCCTTTTCCACAAATATGTCCGCGAACACGCCTTAGCCAAAAAGAAATTGAAGGCTATGGAGAGACAGAAAGAAAAGATCAAGAAGGAATTGTATCTCTATTACACAGGTAAAGCAGATAATTCCGTAATGAAGCGTAAGGGTATCATCGACTTTAAAATTATGAAGTCTGATACCGAAACATTCATAAAGAGCGATCCTGAAATGTTGGAAGTTCAAGAGTTATTGGATGAGGCTCAGGTGAAGGTTGAAACTCTTGAAGAATTGATAAATGCGGTTAAACAGCGTGGTTGGGATATTAAAAACGCAATTGAATTCCAAAAATTTACACAGGGTATTGGTTGATGGATATTACTTTACACAAGGTAAGCGAATCTCTTATAAGAGTGGATGCTCCGCGGAATATCCAAGCGGAAATGAGCGACTATTTCACCTTTTCGGTACCAGGTGCTCATTTTCATCCAGCATATAAAGCAAAGTTATGGGATGGAAAGAAAAGACTTTTTAACTTAATGAACTGTACTCTTCCATATGGTCTTATTCCATATGTGAAGAAATTTGCGGAAGATAACGAGTACAGCCTTGATGTTAATAATCTCGACCTAGAAAATGAATTTTCTGTTGTTGAAGCAGAAAACTTTTTCAAAGGTTTGAATCCTCATAGCAAAGGTACTCCTATTACTCCAAAGGATTACCAAATTTCAGCATTTAGAACAGCCATTCAAAGGAAGCGTACAATTCTCGTTAGCCCTACAGCAAGCGGGAAATCGCTTATCATATATGCTCTGGTGCGTTGGTACGTTCGCGTGGGTATGCGAGTATTGCTTGTGGTACCTTCTACAAGCCTAGTGGAGCAAATGTACGATGATTTCCGAGATTATTCAAATAATAGTTGGGATGTTGGTGGTAATTGTCATAGAGTGTATTCCGGAAAGGATAAAAATACAAGTAAGCCGGTTATTATCACGACTTGGCAATCAGTTTATAAACTTAACAAGTCATGGTTTGAACAATTCGATGCTGTAATTGGTGATGAGGCTCATGGATTCCAGGCGACCTCTCTAACAACTCTGATGAATAAGTTGGTTAGAGCAAAGTATAGAGTTGGAACCACGGGCACATTACAAGATACCAAAGTTCATAAATTGGTGCTTGAGGGGCATTTTGGTACTGCTGTTCAAGTTATTACAACTAAAGAACTTATAGACAATAAAGACGTATCCGACGTAAAAATATACTGTTTATTGTTGCATTATCCTATCGAAGATTGTAAGGTAGCAAGGAAATTAACATACCAAGAGGAAATCGAATTTATTATTCATAACCAAAAACGAATGAAATTCATCCGAAATTTGGCACTTTCCTTACCCGGTAACACGTTGATTTTATTCAACTTTGTAGATAAGCACGGAAAACAAATCTACAAGGAATTGTTAAAAAAGTCGGAATCTCGAATTCCAATATTTTTCGTTCATGGTAAGGTTTTGACAGACGACCGCGAAGCGATCCGACACAACATCGAAAAATTAGAAAAGTCCATAACTGTAGCGTCCACGGGAGTGTTCAGCCAAGGTGTTAATATTAAGAGACTACATAATATAATATTCGCCACACCAGTAAAGAGTTCGGTTCGCAATCGTCAGAGTATAGGACGAGGGTTAAGGATTGGTTCCGACAAGAACCTTATTAATATCTATGATATCGTGGATGTCCTGATGTATAAAGGAAGAAAAAACTATGCTCTTGAGCACTTCTTGGTAAGAGCAGCCATTTATGATGCGGAGAAGTTTAATTATAAACAGTACAAAATAGAATTACAATGAATATCCAAATTTTCAAACTTATTAATGGCGACACCGTCGTCACCGAGACAAAAAGAACAAAAACTGGAATTAAATTTATAGATCCTATGTTAATGGTATCAACCATTGATCCAAAATTAGGAATTTCTAATCTAGTACTCTATAGATGGATTCCATTTACTGAAGGTCCTATTATAGTTCAGAAATCTGCCATTATCGCTTCCATTCCAGCACCAGAGAAACATCAGAAGTTTTATACTAACACATTGGAAAGGATGAGGGCTGCGACGGCTTCGCCCCACACAGATGATGAAGATGATGAAAGTGATATATTTGAATCTAAAGAGGACGCGGATATGCTAGCAAAGATTCTAAAGGCTTATAAAGGTAACATTCAATGACCTTTATTCTCTTTCATGCGGCTACACTCTCAGAATAGCACTTGTCAAGATGCGGAGTCAAGAAATTTCAAAAAAAATTATGCCAAAATCTAAAAACCATTATGTAAACAATGCCGACTTATTGGCAGCAATGATAGAGTACAAGAAGGCTTTGAAGAAAGCCAAGAAAAATGGTGAGCCGGCACCAAGAGTTCCAGAGTATATTGGTACTTGTTTGTACAAGATTGCGGAACACCTGTCATATAAGCCAAATTTTATTGGTTATACTTTCCGAGAAGATATGATTGGTGATGCTCTGCTGAACTGCTTAGAGTACATCCATAATTTTGACCCGGAAAAAAGTAAAAACCCATTTGCTTATTTCACTCAAATCATGTATTATGCTTTTATACGCAGGCTCGACCGTGAGAAAAAGAACCAAGTCCTGAAGTTCAAAGCGCTTGAGAACAGTGAGTTGATGGGTTTGGTTTTCAGCAAACAGATAGATGATAGTGCAGATTACGACAATAATTTTGTTAAGTATCTTCATGGCAATCTGCGAGAAAGTGCTCATGAGTATGATGTAAAGAAACGAGGTAAGCGTATTGCTCGTAAGAAGTCGATTGGATTATCTCAGTTTGAGGAAGCATAGTAGATGAGTAAAGCCGTCATTATTTCTGACTCTCACTTCGGGGCGAGGCAGGATTCCCAGTTATTCATGGATTATTTTGATAGGTTCTATAAAGATATTTTCTTTCCATATCTGCAAAGTCATAATATCAAGACAGTATTCCATTTAGGTGACTTGGTTGACCGACGTAAGTACATATCATTTTATACATTGAGAAGAATGAAAGAGTCTTTATTGGATCCTCTTGAAGCAAATGGTGTGGAATTTCATCTTCTTGTTGGCAACCATGATGCGACATACAAGAACACCAATGATATAAATGCACCAGAACAACTGCTGTATGGATATAAGAACATTCATATTTACCAGTCACCTCAAGAAATAGAGATATTTGGGCATAAATTGGCATTGATGCCATGGATACCCTCCGATAATGCTGCCGAAGCGGTTAAGTTTCTTAAAGAGACTACTGCACCTTTGTTGTTCGGGCACCTTGAATTGAATAACTTTGAAGTTCTCCGAGGGGTGAAGATGGATCATGGTATGGATCCAGATTTACTATCCAAGTTTGATACAGTATTGAGCGGACACTTCCATTCAAAGCAGAGTAAGAAACAGATTCACTACCTTGGTTGTCCATATGAAATTACGTTTTCTGACTTAGGTGACAACAAGGGTTTCCATCTATTTGACTTTGATGCGCGAGAACTGACTTTTATTATGAACCCCTATAAGATGTTCCATCGTATCTATTATGATGATAAGAATAAGAAATTCGATGAGGTAGTTGGAAAAAGAGATTTTTCTGGTTATGAGAACAGCTACGTCAAAGTGGTTGTTGTCAATAGAACAAACCAATATTTCTTTGAAAAATTCTTGGATAAGATTTACGCATCGAATCCAGCCGATGTAAAAGTGGTAGATGATTTCGACTTAATTACAGAGGAAGAAGAGTTGAATACGGAAGATATTATGAGTATGGCTGAGGATACTGTTACCATTTTGAACAACTATGTGGATTCACTTGACTTGGATGCCGATAAGGAGAAGTTGAAAACTTTGATGCGTACTCTTTACACTGAGGCTCAACATATTGAGTTCTAAGAATTTTTGTGTTATACTATCGTGTAAAGAAAAATCTTATGAGGACTTATGGCAATTAGCTTTCATTCCATAAAGTGGAAAAACTTTCTGTCTACAGGAAACAACTTTATTGAGATAGAATTGGATAAATCACCGACTACTCTGATTGCAGGTTCAAATGGTTCAGGTAAATCCACAGTATTGGATGCACTTGCCTTTAGTTTGTTTGGGCGTGCTTTTCGGAAGATCAATAAACCTCAACTAATCAACTCAATCAATGAGAAGGATTGTTTGGTAGAAGTTCTGTTCTCGGTAAATAAGACCAAGTATCTGGTCCGTAGAGGAATGAAGCCAAATATTTTTGAAATTTATGTCAATGGTAAGCCTCTAGACCAAAGCTCGCATGTCAAAGATTTCCAAGAACACCTTGAGAAAAATATTTTGAAGTTAAACTTCAAATCGTTCTCACAGGTCGTTGTTCTTGGTAGCAGCACATTCGTTCCATTTATGCAGTTGTCCGCAGCGGACAGAAGGTTCATCATTGAGGATTTGTTGGATATTCAAATCTTCTCGGCAATGAATATGGTTCTAAAGAATCATATTGCAGAGTTTAAATCCGAAAAAGAGAATCTTTTACATAAGATGGATCTTGAAAAGCAGAAATTAAATCTTACCAAGAATCATCTCGAAGAGTTGAAGCAGAATACTCAATCTCGTATTTCGGAGATAAACAAGCAGATTTCTGAAACACAGAAGCAAATTGGTATTATTCAGAAGGAAATTGTTAAACTCAACAAGTTAGTTGAATCACATTCTAAGAGCATTTCTGATTATGAAAAAACATATCAACTGATGAAAGAATGTGAGGACCTTAGATTGCAGATGGGTAAGTCTCTGAAAAAGGTTCTAAATGAGAAGTCGTTTTTTGAAAGTACAAATGAGTGTCCAACTTGTAGTCAGACACTCAATAAGGAATTGACGACCAGAAAAATTAATGAGAAGTTGCAGAAGAAGGAAGAAATTGAAAAAGCGATATCGGACCTTGATTCTAAACTTGAGAAGTTGTCCGAAAAAGTAGATGCGTATGTGAATATTCAGAAAGAGATCGCTCAATTACAAGAAGGAATAAAGTCTAAGCAGAATTTGATAGATGGACACCAGAGATATATTTCCAAGTTGAATAAGGAACTGACTACTCTTGAGAGTACAAGTTCGGATGCCAAGAGCATTAAGAAAACTGAGAAAGAAATATTGGAGATTGGTAAGTCAATCGAAAAGTTAATTGCTTTTGAAAAGGAATTAATTGATAAGAAGTACTATTTGGATATGGCTGCAATGCTGTTGAAGGATAGCGGTATTAAGACTAAGATTATTAGACAATATCTTCCTGTAATTAATAAGTTGGTAAATAAGTACCTATCTGAGTTGGACTTTTTTGTGAATTTCAACCTCGATGAGAGTTTTGTGGAAACGATCAAAAGTCGTCATCGTGACATATTTTCTTATGCCTCGTTCAGTGAAGGGCAAAAGAAAAGGATTGATCTTTCCTTGCTTTTTGCCTGGAGAGACATTGCCAGACTAAAGAATAGTGCGAATACCAATTTGTTGATTTTAGATGAAGTGTTTGATAGTGCCATGGATGCCCAGGGTATTGAGGATTTTATGAAACTTATCAACAATCTTGGAGAATCTGTGAATGTGTTTGTAATCAGCCCAAAGGGTGATACGCTGTATGACAAATTCGTAAAAGTTACTCGTTTTGAACTGAAGAGTAACTTTTCCAGAAAAGTAGATATGTGATGTCGGTTTTCATTGAAAAGACCTATAGCATGATTACACTAAAATAACTTTTGAGGATGATTGTATGATTTTAAATAGATATGAAAAATATGTAAACGGCAGTCAAAAGATGACTGACTGGGATAGATATTACTTTAAGATTGTAGATGCGGTAAAGGAAAAGAGTAAAGATCTGGATACCAAAGTTGGATGTATTATAGTTGGACCAGAAGGTGAAATTCGTTCAACGGGTTACAATGGGTTCTGTCGTCATGTAGATGATACCGCGGAACGATGGAGCAAGCCCAGCAAGTATTGGTGGGTGGAACACGCGGAACGAAATGCGGTATACAATGCTGCCCGTATGGGTATATCCTTGAATGACTGTCGAGCGTATGTTCAAATTTCTCCTTGTGTACATTGCGCAAGAGCATTGATTCAGGCTGGTATTGAAGTCATTTGTGTACCCAAGGTAAATCATATGGCTCGCTATGAGGAATTACAGACTCGAATGAGTCCTGAAGAATATCGGAAAAATTTGGAAGAAATGAATGATATTCTTACAATGATTTACGAGGCTGGTTGTTTGATGATTTTATTGGAGTAATAGCCGTTTATGGAGCACATAACTGGAAGAAAGGTATGCCTAGAAAATCCTACCTTGACAATGAGGGTGAATAAGTTTTATAATGACTGTAGAGAGTAATACTACGAAAAGTAATACTACGGAGAGTAATACTATGAAAACCCCTTTGATGTGGATTGTGACAAGTATTCCAAGATTACGATAAAGGCGCGATAATGGCATTTCCTTATTTTTACGAAAAGAACGAGTACGTTCTAAATCATCCAAAAGCAAATACCACCTTTGAGAAGATTCTTCATATGACGAATGAGGAATTTGTGGAATGGGTAAAGATTGTTAGGGATGCAATACTATATAGTTGGGACACTTACGGATGCCCATTGAAGTCTGGTTTGGATGTTGATGGTATTATTAACCAGTTTAGAGAATTGGTTGATAGACCAGAAATGATGATAGAGCGCATTGAGGTTCTGTCATCAAAGAGCCCATCAAAAGATAAGATAGCCAAGAGAACCTTTGAAACACCCGACTTGTTGGATGAACAGGGAAAGACGATTGTTATCCAGAATATTCAAAGAGATGGATCCGCAATTGACCAGTTCTTTCCAACAATGATGAAAACTCGTATCAACTACAGTGAGTCTGATAGAGGCTATAGTGTATATGACTTGTTTGCGGATGAAAGCAAGTTTAATAAGTTGGTAACGATCTCTCGAAAGTGCTTGAAGCGCGATTCGTTCTATCATTTTAGCCATACGGTAGAACGTAATAGTAATAAGGAACTTTTCAAGGTTTCTACTGCTGAAGAATGGATTGCTGCATGGAAAAAGAACCCACCGGTGGGTTATGGATACTGGATAGACGAAAAGAAGAAGCCAACCACCAAGTTATCATCCGGCTACAACCAAGTAGAAATTGACAAACAGTTGTGGTTTGAAAAGCCAGATAAACCAGATAAGGTCTTTTACATTCGCGTCTATCGTTTGGGGCAGAAGGTGTTTCCGCACGCATTTAAGGCTTTCAGAA